AACCGGTCAGCGCAAAAGCGGACACCAGGCCCCAAGCGGAGTCACGGAGTTTGTTGGTGAGGAAGAACAGCCCGTAGAAGCCGATCAGCACCACGAAAATGTTCGGGTAGCCAACGCGCATCTGCTGGGCAACGAAAGCCATGACGCCGCTGAATGCGAGGGTCAGAGCCAGTAGGCCGTAAGTGTTGCGCAGGACGCGGCTAACCTCTAGCTGCTCAGCCTGCACGCTGTTATTAACTGCGTAATCCTGTTCGCGCATGGCGACACTCCTGTTGGTTTGAAACGTTCAGTCGCAAAGATCATAACAGACGCTCTGTAACAAGCCATGCAGAGAGTTTGACAGTGTGTTTCATTCAGGTATTATGGCGCCCGCAACAGCAACGGAGGTGTGGCCGAGTGGTTTAAGGCAACGGTCTTGAAAACCGTCGACTGTAACAGGTCCATGAGTTCGAATCCCATCGCCTCCGCCATCTTAAGTACGACAAAGCCCTGATTATTCAGGGCTTTGTCGTTTCTGGCGTCCTGAAAAATTTCCGCCTAGCCGAATGCGTTCCATAACTTTTGTGGACGCGTTCCATAACTCGACAGAGTTTTCCCCTCTCCGGCGTCCTGCCAATCGTTAAAACACTCTTCATGTAACACGGTGCTACGCTGATTCCTTGGCTGCCAAGGAAACCAAAAATGCCCAACTCCGACCTGCTCCCTTCCCTTCTCTTCAAAATCAACGAAAACCAACTCGCCCTCGAAGCCGCCATCATGGAGTTGTCGAACTGGGTCGAACAACGGGGATCGGCAGACGTCGCCGAGAATGTGCGCGGCGCGCTCTGGGCGATCGACAAGAACGAAGAGTTCATCAAGATGACGCTTGCAGTGCTGATGACGCCCGACTGACGAATAGACGGCCAGAACCGTTCGGAGATATCTAGGAACACGACTAGAAGGCGTGAGGGTCAAATGGACTTCATTTTCGATTTGATAGCTCATCGTGTTGGCGTCTACGTACTGAGCCTCTTGAGTGGCGGCCGCTTCAAGGGAGAAAGTGGTTTTGCCTGGGGCTGGGCAGTTGTCGTCGGCGCGCTGATTCTGATCTCTCCATTCGCAACATTCATAGCCTTGCTCATCTACATCAGTGGCCCGTGAAGTGATGTCTCGCATGGGTCAATAACCGCACTTCGCGACAGACGCCAATCGGCCAAAAAGCTGAAGGTACCTACAGGCAGCAATCGACCCGTTGCGGCCGTTCAGCGGATCACTCTCAATAGACTGCTATGCAGACAAACCTACTGCCGCGTATGACAGTGCCGGTAGGAAGACTACCTAGGTCTGCATCGCTCATAGGTGACTACAACCGCTTGATCAAGCTCTTGACCCAAGACATGCAGAACTCGATGGTTTGATCTATCTGCTGCGGAGTGAAGCTGGGCATGTCTTTGGCGCCGGGTCCATGCCCCAAGTCGTTCCGCACGTCGCTGTAAAATCGCTGTATTGATTGGCGTTCCCAGATCTCTATGAATGGGCCGTTCACCTTGCTCTCAAGATGATTCAGGAAGTCAGACACGCCTTTCTCATTGCCGGTTGCCCACTTTTTAAGTTCGCAAATAATCTTGATTGTGCTTTCCAGTGCCTTGGCGGCATAGAGCGATGGGTCTCGCCCGCCGGTGTCTCTGCGATCGATCGCCTCGGCCATGTCAGTGCTGACGTTTTTCCATTGGGCGTCCTTCACCAATAGCCAGAATGGCTGCTCGACTTGTTCTTGAAGCTGCTCGTCCTGAGTAACCTGCAAGTACCCATTGTGATAGTGCAATGGCATATCAGCTTGCTTTAGGCGCTCGTTCAGCTCATGCACATTGGCTGCGAACGTGCTGTTCAGATCCTTGTTGATGGCTCGAACGCCGTTGGATCGTTTGCCAGGAATTGTCATGGGTCTCTTGGGCATCTTTTCTTGCAGTTCGGCCTCGGCCAACCGTCGCGGAAAATCGGCATTCGCTTGAACTACTTGCTCCTCTCGCGTGCGGAAGGCCAATTCAACGAAGCTTAGGCGACGCTTGACGAATATGTCAGGGTCCATACCATCAGCAAATTTGAGGTTGAGCCACTGCTCAACCACGTGGTTCATGTTGCTCCAACCCGAGTTCGTGTAAGGCTTACCCATACGCTCTGTTTGATAAGAGAAGTACTTCGGCGACAGTTCCTTGGCCCCGATCTCCATTGCCAGGCGGTCATGAATATCAGTCCAGATTGTCTTGGTGCTCTCGTCGACCTTCTGGTCGTACCCGTAGTACTTCCAAATCTGCTCGTCGACGATCCTGTACGCCTGAACAAAGAACGCAGATTCCTTTTGCCCGACACTTTCGAATAGTGGACGGTTCGCATACCTGCGAAAGAAGACATCAGTAAGCATGGTTAGACTCTCTCATTCTGGCGCTTAGTAGTGACTTTCGAAGCAGGCAATCACCTCCAGTCTATCTCAAGCGGTCATTCAAAGAGAGGAAGGCGCAGTCCGCTCTTGTCCGGTAGCGGTCGCTTGCAAACATCCGCTTCTGGCCGAAAGTAGCCGCACCGCTGCAGTTCGTCGCCTCACCCTCGCCCACCTGCCTCGCCTAGATTACTGTACATGCATACAGCTTTTGTACAGCGAACCCCGCAGCATGAATTTCGACCAGGCAAAAACCCTACGGCTCCAGCGATGGAGCGCGACTCTCGACGATCAGGACTTCCGTATGCAAAACCCAGAGGGGCATCGGGAAACCCTCCACGAGATGGCAGCTACGCTCCGCGATGAGGGCCTGATCGACCACCTTGAGCAATTCGACATGAACGAAATGGCAGACGCCGCGTACTGGCACGCCGTCGAGGAGCTGCAGAACTCGCCCGGGCACTACCGCGGCGCCTCGACCTATGATGTTGTTCAGATCGACAACGGGAGTCTGCTGGGCACTATCAGCCGGTCAATCTTCAACTTCGAAAGTGATGAACCGCGCGGCGCTTCCTTCGCTTACGACGGCAAGGTCTACTCTGACGCGGATGGTGTGCGGCTGACCTTGGGTCTTTCTCCGAAGATTGGGCGGATTTCAGGCCTGGTGCTGGAAATGAATGGTCGCCGATATCAGTTGGTAGAGACTGAACGAATGATCGCTGGCGTAACGCACCGACCAATTTCCGATGCCGATGCTTACCGAGCACTTATAGATGCAGCGCAAGTCGCGCACGAAGAACGGGATCTGCGCACCTTTGAAAAGGTGCGGCCTCACATTGAGTCGGCAGCCTTCTGCATGTGCCCCGCCTGCCTCGATCGCTTTGATGCCCGTGAGGATTGTCCGACCTGCGCAGGAAAAGGTTTTGTTACGAAGGCGGCGCCAGTGGGTCTACGGTGAAAGATCGATGCGAGGAACTGGCAATGTGCGGACGACTTACCCAGTACAGTGGCATTCATGACTTCGTGGAGGCGCTCAGCATGCCGAACGCCTTGATCAGCACTGTCAACGAACAACCACTGGAGCGCTATAACGCGGCGCCTACGTCTCAGCTCGCGCTGTTTCACCAAGAGGGTGAGTTCCTCCACGCCGATATGGTGCGGTGGGGGTGGCGCCCGCACTGCGCCAACGACCGCGCGGCACCAATCAACGCCCGCGTAGAGAAAGTTGCCCACGGGCCGTTCTTCCGTGCGATCTGGCCGCACCGTGCGATCATCGCGATCAACAACTGGTTCGAGTGGGTTGACGAAGGTGGCCCGAAAAAGCAGCCCTACCTAATCCGGCACAGGGATGGCTCACCCATTCTATGCGCCGCAATCGGCCAATACCCGAATAACGAGCATGATCCCAGCGAACACGACGGCTTCGTAATTATCACCGCCGACAGTGCCGGTGGGATGGTCGACATCCATGACCGTCGGCCGGTGGCACTTTCTCCGGAGCTTGCACGGGAATGGCTGGACCCGGCCACACCGAAAGAGCGCGCTGAACAGATGGTGCTGCACCAGGGCGAGCCGACAGAAGTTTTCGAGTGGTTCAAGGTTGACCGGGCAGTGGGGAATGTCCGCAACCAAGGCCCGGACCTGATCAAACCGGTCGGATGATCAGCTCCGGGCCAAAGTCTTCAGGCGTTCCACCAGCGCGGCTTCAAAAGTGATGTACAGCCGTTCAGCATCGCCGGCGCGCAACGCCCCGCCGGTTTCCAGTCCAAGCACGAAACCATCCGCCCGCGCCCCCGCCTTCACAGCGATGATCATCGAATCTGCCCGGACAATTTGCGCCAGCAGCCGATCCGCTTCTCGCTGCATCTTCTCGCTCAGCACCACGCCTTCCAATTCAGCCACCTATTACCTTCACTACGACATCCAATACATGACGGAAAGAACGACTGAAACCCAAATAATCGTCATCAAAATTGAGTAGCCCGCCAGTTGCTTGTCCATGTTCACCATTCATCCCGTCCGAGCCTAAATGATGGTTCACGGCTTGTGACCTCGCAAGAATGGCGCGGCGCCATCACTGCTGAAGATTCTTCACGTATGCCTGGCATGCCTGTAGAGCGATCAGTCCGCGATCGCCGGTATCGGTGATGGCGATAATTCGTTGAGCATGCGCCGGGTCAAGTCGGGCGCGTACGGCTGCATGATCCACGCCGCCGGCGCTGGAGGTGGTTGGCACGCCGCAGCCTTTGGCAATGTCGGTTGCATCGAGGAGGACTGACAACCGCAGATCAGAAGTGGCAAGGCGATCACGCAAGCGATCTTGGTCACGTTGGGCATCAGTCATTTTCCTGAAGTGGGTTTGCTCACTGGCCGCCAGCCGCTGCTCGAGCGCCAGCCGCTTGTCCTGCTCAGCCTTCTCTGCGGTGGCAGCGGCCTGGGTTATTTGGTTGAGGTCTTCGACATGCTGCTTTGCCTGCTCGGCAAGTTGCTGACCGTAACGCCAGTCTTGGAACTGCCAGGCGCTGCCGAAGCCGGCGAGCACCAGCGCAAGCACACCGACCGCTTTCCACGGAACGACCATCACGGCACATCCTTGAAGAAGACGTGGCCACCCAACTTGAGCGTCTGCTTCGCATTCGTTGACCACGCCGGCGCCTTGATGCTGGTGGCGTAGTAATGCGTGGCTCCGCCGGTGGGATCCGGTACCGCGCCGTCGATCACCTTGTCAGCAGCGATACGACACTGCGCCAGCTCGCGGAACGGGATCTGTTTCACGCCGATCAGGAACTGATAGTTCAGGTCGGTCTTGTTCCAGCAACTGAATTGGTAAGGTTTCTGGCACACTCCTGTATACCCCTCCCCCCACCACGACTTTTCCTTCCCATCAAACACACGGTTGCGGATCGTCCAGGCGACGGCGATCTGTCCGGCCGTGCCCTCACCGCGCGCCTCACCCCAGATGGTGCGGGCGAGGATGTCGCGCTCTCTTTCAGTTACGGTCATACTTTTCTCCAGGCAAAAAAATACCCGCTCGACGGCGGGTTGCGGTGTTTGGCTTGATCAGGCGGGATTGAGGGGCCAATCGATTGCGGTCGGGTACCCGTCCTGCGAACTGATACTCCTCAGCGCCAGCTTGTAAGCGGCGAAGCTTTTGAAGCGCTGGGTTTCAGACTCGTCCAGCAAGCCGGCAATGAAAGCATCAGACATTCCGGCCGTCGCCTTATCTGCTAATTCCAAAAGCTGATCGCGTTTGGATATCGCGTTCAGGGCGGCAACCTCGACCTCGGTCTCGGAGTAGCTGTAATTCGCCAAAGCTGCGTTCAGTTTTTTCTGGGTTACCCCCAGCACCTCGAGAACGCCATCGTGATAGGAGCGCATTTCAGGGTCTGGCTGGCCCGCCGAATTGGCGATCTTGACCAGGTCATAGTTGGGTGGAACGACAATGGTCGCCATCATGCATCTCCAAGCTGGAAGATTTCGACGTTGCTACCGCCACTCAGCGGCAGGCTCATGTCTGCCCCGCTGTCCTGAAACCCCTGAATCCTCAGGATGGTTCCCGCCGTTGTGATCCTGATCGGGATAGTGAGCGTCACGGTAGTTACGCCGTTCGGCGTGATAGGCACGAGAATGAACCCTCCCGCGAAACCAGCGTTGCTCAGTGTGAACCTGATCCCACGGCGCCCGGTCGGGTGGTAGTCGTAAGTCAGCGTCGCCGACACCAGGAAAATTCCTACTGGCAAAACGAACGCATCTGAGTTTGAAGTCTGACTGTGAATCCCCCCGATACCATAGACGTCGTTGGTCCAGTTTATTGTGGTGTAGGTGCCGTTCGGGATGGTTACGTTGCTGGTATTCGATTTCCAGCGAACGTCGCCGGACTTTATGCCTAAGGCGGTTCGGGCTGTGGATTGCGTTTTTCCGCCAGTCCCTCCCTGCTCAATCGGGAGTGCTGCCGGAAGCACAAGCGGGCTACCACTGGCGCCAAGCGCTGCATAAAGCTCGTCGAAATTGCTCTGTGTTTTAGTGAACGCACTTCGAGGCGTATCGCCGCCCACGCCTGTAGGCGCAGAGCCGAAAGTGATCGTCTGCTTGGACATTACAAGTTCCTGATTTTGAGAGGTTGGGCGCGCGCGATTACACGGCCATCTTGGCAAACATTGCGGGGAGGAAAAATGCGAAGGGATTATTGGCGGCAGAGGTGATGGCGTAGAGCGTATTTGCCGCAAAATCCCACGTACAGTACAGCTGTCTTGGGATGTTCCCGCCGGACACCATGCTCATGCCGAAGTTGTTGATCAGAATGAATTCGTCCTGGGGAAAATTGAATGGTACCGAGTAGTAGTTTCGGTACAGTCCCTGATCGGATTGATCCGACTTCACATAAGTCCAGTTTTGGATAGCTCGCGTGAAACTGGCATTGGGTGTACCAGAGTCGAAGAGCATTTTTCCAGATCCGTCCCAGAGCCGCATGCCGTACTGTGCCACCGCTTGAGCAGCAAACGCGGCGACGAAGTAGCGGCCATTAGGCTGGGCCGTGGCGTTGCTGTACGCGCGAACATAGAATCCGGTCCAGTTGCCTGCGGAGCCGATCAATCTCATGTTGCTGAGTCCGGCGACGCCGGCGACAGTATCCGGGCGGACGAATACTAGCGGCGGCTCCTGTGATGTCACCGGCCTTGCGAAGTAATTCGTTGAGCCCATGCCCCCTTCTTCCGTCGGCGCATACCTCCCACTCGAAATCACCATTAACCTGGCGAATTCAGAATCAATGGTTACCACATTGCTGTTGTTCCTAAACTCTAGTCCGTACGCCATCAGTTGAACCTCATGACGATCAGTCGCATCGTCCCGGTCGCGACATAGCTCGCGGCGTAGCCTCTTGTATGGTTGTAAACCCGGGCCACGTTATCGACCAGCTCGGTTTCAAACTGCTGTTGCTGATCAGTGTAGGTACCGACAGGGACGACAATTGCGGCGCCGTTTGAGGGGCCAACTCCGGGCACCGCGAAATCCTGATTTGACTTCCCTCCGGTGAATGTAACTAACGTTGAAAGCACAACCCGAATAGTGAACGAGTTTTCGTCGATCTGAAGCGCGCCGTCGGCGCCCCAGATCCTCATTCCATATGCCATTTATCACCCCAGATAGCCGAGACGGACGCGCAGCACGTTATTGGCGTCGTAGACCGAGACGTTCAGAGAATTGATCACCAGACGGCCCTGTCCCGGGACAATGCCGTTGATTTCAAGCGTGCCGTCTTTATTCAGGATCCAGCCTTGCTGGCCGGCGATGTAGTTGGTGGAGCTGATGTAGCTGCCGATCTTGGCGTTTGTGATCGTGCCGTCCGCGACAAAGAGCGAGCTGATGAACGTCTGTCCGTTCTGCACCACGAACGGCGCAGTTGGACTTCCGCCCAGCCCATTCACCACGGCGAACCGATCAGCGCTCACCAGGAACTGACTTTGTAACCCGGCCGGGCCGTTCTCGATGCCCAAGCCGATGCCCGCTGCGACGTATCGACCGTTGGAGTCAATCTGCATCTTCACAGACCACATGGCCGACGCTTTGCCATCCGCTGCGACTTGCGCCTGGCTGACCTGCTGAATGACGGCGCTGTTCTTGCCCATCTCAACCTGAACGGTGTCGACACGCTTGCCGGTGGCTACATCGCCTTCGATCACGGCAGACTGCAATGACCAGACGCCGACGAAGGCTTCCGTCGATCCGGCGAAGCCCTCAGTTTCACCCGCCATCGGTGGATTCACTTGGGCAAACACGCCGTCGACTTTTTCCGAGATTGCATCAACCTCACCGGTTACGACCTGAATGCGGTTGTTCACCGATCCCGGTAAGTCCGCCGGACCATCAATCAGGTTTATGCGATCGCCAAGGTGCTGGCCAAGCGCGGAATCGCCGATCTGTCCGGAGAAATATTTCTCGTACTCGGTTTGATCAGAACTTGCTTGGCCGTTGACGCCGATACCTTGTGGATACCATGGCCCGATGTTTCCAGTCCGATCGATGAGGCGCGCCCAGAAAAAGAAACTTGCACCGGCAAGGATGTTTTGCATTTCGTGCGATGCCTGCGGATATGCGAAGTCACCCAGCTTGATCGCATCATCCCGAGAGGTCGTTTTGCTGTACCAGATCTCGGTGCGCTGAGTGTCCTCTGCACCGGGTGGAAAGCCCCACGCCATCCGGATGCCGTAAACAAGACTGGTCGGAGTGAGGAACGACACCGCCGGCGGCAACCCTTCCTTCCCTTTCAGATTGGTCAGGATCGAGTTGCGCCACGGTGACGTGATGTCGAACGCGCTGACCGCCCTGACGCGGGCCACGTAGGCGCCGGCATAGATTCCGACCACGTCCACGTTGGTCATTCCGGTGCGCTGCAGCTTTATCCAGTTGCCGCTGTCCTTGCGCCATTCGACGTCGTACCCGACCCCGCCATCCACGGCTGGCCAGGTGATCGTCATGGTTGCCACAGCCAAGCCCTGCACAACCGATGAAGTCGACGACAGCGACACGCTCGCCGGCGCCGGAACAACGGTGATCGGGATCACGCTGATCGGGCGTTCTTCCAGGCGTGCGCCGGTGTCGATGAAAGCAAACTTGCTCGGCTCGAACTGAAGCGCGCTGATTTCGTAGTCACCCTCGGTGGTGCGCTTGGTGCGCAGCACGCGGTACAGCGGTATGGCCAGATCATGAGCGTCGAGCGCCCATTGCAACTGCGCTACCGGCGGTTCGCTGTAGGCGACCGTGACGGTCACGGCGCGGCCGTTGACGCTCTGCACGGTACGACCTTCTGCGCGTCCGCCCGGCAGGTTGATGATCAGCCGGTCGCCGGCCTTGGCCTGGGTATCGCGATCGAGCGTGATCACCCGCCCTGCCACCGCCGAGATCCGACCGCCGACTTCGCGGCCAGCGAGAAGCGAGTCGGCCACCGGGATGATGTGACCCGGCAGCGGAATCACGCCCTCCATGCCGGTCTTGAACGACACGGTGCGGTCTTGGTTGTTGCTGAGGATCGCCCACTTGCCGCGGCGCTGGGCTTCTGAGGCGCGCGTGCAGCCAATGGCGCTCAGCTCGGTCGGACGGTCGCCGTATCGGCGTTGCAGATCAAGGTCCGCAAACGGAATGACGTCGGTGTCGTAGTTGTTCGCCGGATTGTCGTAGCTCACCAGCGCCCGGGTGTAACGGGTCTTCGCTGACGCGCTGCCGTACGAGAACTTGCCGTCGATCACGTTTGCCCGGGTGAAGACGTAGTCGAAGTCCTGCGCGCGCGGCATGTCGGCCTGCATCACCAGTTGACCCTGCGCCCAATAAGTCATGCCCCGATAAATCGCCGAGATATCGCGCAGCAGCGACCAGGCGTCCGCCTTACCCTGCAGGTTCATGTCGCAGAGGAAGCGCGGCTCCTGACCGCCCAGCCCGTTCGGCACAAGCTGATCGCAATATTGGGCGATGCGGTACAGCTCCCACTTGTCGACCATGAACGGCTTGATGCGCTTGCCCAGGCCGAAACGCTCTTCGGTGCAGATGCCGTAGGTGATCCAAGCAGGGTTATTGGTCCAGGCCGATTTCATCGAACCGTCCCACGTCCCGGTGTAGGTGCGCAGAATCGGGTCGTAGTTGCTCGGTACCATCCAGCGCCGGGCTTTGCACTTCACGGTCACGGCTGGAATGTTGGTGAACTGCTCGGCGTCGAATTCGATGTAGAGCAGCGCGGTGTTTGGGTAGCGCAGCTTGGCGTCGATCACTTCGGTGTAACCGGCCACCAGCATGGTGTCGGCGATCTTGTTGGTGTTCTGGTTCGGCGTCAGGCGGCGAACGCGGATCTGCCAGCCGGTGGTGGCGTCAGGCAGATCGATGCGGCGCGAGCGCTCGTAGCGCGTGGTGGTTTTGCCGTCGACCGCATCCACCAGCACCTGCTGATAGGCGCCGCCATCGGTGGCCACGTCGATTGCGTATTCGATGCGGTAGCCGCCGACGTTGCCCTGATCATCGGACCGTTGCAGCGCTGGCCAGGCCAAACGCATGCGCACGGCTGAAAGCTGGGTGTTCGTGATCGAGCGCACCCATGCCGAATCGCTGCGCAACTCGATGTTCAGCGACGTCTCGTTCTCGACGGATGGAATGCCCGGGATGTAGGTCTGATCCACCGAGCCCGGGCGCCAGTCCCACTTCACGTTCGGGAAGTTGTAGTTGCCGCTGGCATCTCGGATCGGTGTGTTGTCCAGGTAGATATCGTAATCGGTCGGGACGCTGTCGAACTCACCCTCGCCCACCGCGATCAGCAGCTTGGCCAGGTTGGTCGAGCGCAGGCTGTCGCTGGCTTCGGTCGGCGACTTGGGCTTGCTGCTGCCGCCCTTCTCGCCATGGATATCGATCTGTGCTGCTGCGCCCATGCTTTCCTCCAGGCATAAAAAAACCGCCTCGAGGGCGGTTTGGTCAAAAGCCCTGAGGCTCACGTAAAGTTTCATCGCACAGATAGCAACGCGGATTAAATTCCAAAAAATTGCGCGAATCAGTGGAAACCATTTTCCCACCAAAAAGCCCTCCTTCAACTGGGAGGGCCAATCCCTCCTCGTTTAGGTGAGGGGTTTTGCTGTTAGGTCTTATCTTCAGCCAAGATCGACGCCGAGATGATCATCCCGCCCCACCGGCGTTCACCGATGCAGATCGGTGCCGGGTTGCCGCTGGCGGTGGTGTTCTTGGCGCTGCCGAAGGCGTAGGACGGGGAGTTTTCGGGGGATGCGCTTTGGCTCAGGCCTGACGCCTGCGGGCTGAGCATCTGGATTACACCGCCAGCAGTCATTGCGAGGCCGGCCGAGAACAGCGAAGGCCCAGCGCCGCCAGCAAAGAACGACGCGGCGATCAGCACGACGCCGATGATCGTTTGAAGGACGCCCGCTCGCTTGCTACCCGAGATCACCGGGACGATCCGAATCTCCTGGGCACCACCCAGCGTAAAGTCCTTCTCGCCAACATTCGTTCGGTTCCGAAAAATTGCAAACCGCATTCCGCGTAGATCTAAATCTTTTATCGCCTGCTCAAATCCATCGAGCGTACATTTCAAAGCCTTGAAGGCCTCGCCAACTGACTTTGTTCCGAGTTCTCGGTAATGAGTTCGGCCGAACATTTTTGCCAGCGGTCCCGATAAAAGGATGGTTGTCATTGATGGGTTCGACGCTGTCGCAGCCATTACGCATTTTCTCCCGACGAAAAAAAACCGCCATTTGGCGGTTTGATTGATTTGATCGCGTCACAAACAGTCGCGGACAGCGGCTTCCAGCGCGCCTCTTCCCCACATCTTTGACCAAGGCATCCGCTGGTATAAGGCGACCTTGCTACCAGATCCAGCACTGGAGACCTCAAGAACCTCATCGGTCATCATGTCAGTAGCAACCACCAAGCGATATCCATTCTCGGTTTCAGACATCGTTGCCGTTGATCGCTGCTCTTGCCATTTTGGGAAAACACACAGCGCATACTTCTTGGCAGACTTGGCAGTAGAGGTGCTGATTGTTGGGTCATTCTTCTTCACGTCGCCTGGCGACGCACACCCCGCCAGCAGCGCTACCGCCAACGCTCCTACGATCAGTTTCATGCAGGTCACTCCTGTGGGAAAGGCACACGATATCACTGGGCGGGCGCGGAAATGAAAAGCTCGGCAAAGCGTCGGGTTTCAATCAGAGTTCAAGCTCGCTATCTCGATGCTTCAATGCGTCTCTCAGCAAGTGCACGACACTGCCAGCGCCCCCGTCGAAAATTAGATCGTCGTACAGCATTGTCGACTCACGATAGTGCCCATTCAAAACCTCCAGCACTACAGAGATGGCGTTCAAACCAGCCTTGATTTTTTGACGACTCGCTGGGGGTAGCGGATTTGCGATCTGGTTCTGAATACGCACCAAATCGTTGTGCGCGATCCGCTTATTACGGTGTGCCCTTGTGAACTCCGCCTCGCTTAACGCTAAGTTGATGGCGCTTTCTACGTTGGCTTTAACAGCCTGGTCAGTCACAAGATCCGGAATGGCTCTGATCGAGAGTGTTTTTTTTCCGGCGCTAACTGGCGGGTCGGTCAGCCTCGAAATGCCCAGCATTACGCCGTCCCAGAGCTGCGCCTGCACGACGCTGAAGAATGTCGGGGCAGCATCGTTAAGAACCCGAACAGTATCTTGATCTACGCCAAAAAGTGCCTCGTATTGCTTCCATAGCAGCAGGATATCTAACAAGTGGTCGTTGAGGTCGCAATACATGATGCCCAAGTCCGCTCCCATGGCCGCCACGCACTGGGCTCTAACCTCTTTATGACTCAACATTCCCAGATCCAATGGCCATTTTTAAGCCGAAAGGATGTCACGGCGCTTATAACACCTCAATGCCTGTCCACCCATCCAGTGTGGACAGAAAACCAGTAACGTCACGCTGATCTCCGATAGTAGCCTCTTGCCTCCACGACATAGCATTTCAAAGGATTGCGCATGAATGATCCGAAGCAAGCTCTCGAGAAAATCGAAGAGCTGATTAACGCCGCGCGCGCCACGGATGACCTTTTCTGCCATGCAGCTGCCTTTTCCGCCATATCAGTACTCGTGCAGAGTCTGGAGAACTACTTCGAAGAGAAGGCGCCATATGCAGGCGAGAATGTGGAACGACTACGCTCTCACTCGGCAGCGATGCTTGGTTACGACATCACAAACGGGCATGGCGTCGAACAGCATCACGTTTGGATGCTGAGCGCAATTTCGGCACTCAGCGGAGTGCTGCGAAAATTGAATACTTAAAGGATTCCCCAGTCCTTTGCCTGCAAGCCCAAGGACTGGGATTGCGCCAATTTCGGCGCGGATAACGCAAGGAGTGTGAAATGCAACTAGATCCACCAAAACAATCCCAGCTAACGCTGGATCAGCGACTCAGCGCGCTTGAAGTTGCTGCAAGCAGCTTTGCGACTGCTCATACAAACGCTATCGCCAGTGTCGTCTCTGCAATATGCAAGCTGCCTGGAGTCGATATCAGGCAACTCGAGAGCGATCTTGTCGAACTAAAGACGCTGCCTACCGAAGGAATTGATCCAATCCTGTACGGCAACTTGATCGACTTGTTTATTTCGCGTATCGAGCATGCTCGAGGGTAAACCCGAGGGCGTGAGATTTAGAGGCACCTGAAATCGTCACACGCCATCGAACTGGCGCGTTGTCGCGGATGATAGCCTCGACAATGCGCACCTTCCCTTCTTCTGTTGCTTCAAATGGCTGGCTCATAAATCTATCTCCTGCGGCTTTGCCGCGTCATAAAGTCGATTGTGCACCTTTGTGCCTTAGAATCAGGCGTGTCCGGTCGAACCATGGCCCACCGAAAACGATGACCTCCGATAGTCGGCCGTACAGGTGGTGAAGCAGAAACGGGCCGGGGCCGAACGTCGCGGCATCCTCTCCAGGCAGTGCCGGATCGCCGCCGAGGAAGATCCCGGCGTGGTTTGGGTAAACCGTCCGTCCGACCTCCATCACGATCATGTCGCCGCGCTGCGGCTGGTCGACGCGGTAGAAGCCGGCTGCCTCGTAGTTCGCTTCGTAGAGGCTGGTGTTGTCCTTGCTTTCCCACCAGCCATCGGCGCGCTTGAAGGCCTCGAACTCCAAGCCCCACTCGCGCTTGTACCAATCGGCGCAGACCTGCCAGCAGTCCCATGCGCCGTGCACAAATGGCCGCTTCAGCAGCGGAACGTCGCCAGATGGCATGACAGTTCTCAGATCGCCCTCCGGCCAACTGAGTATGTGCCAAGGCATCGCGGTGGCTTCGCACATGGCGAGGTCACGCGGTGACGGTCTGCTGGTAGCGTCTGGATGCGAATGAACCACGCCGATTACTTCGCCTTCGTCTTCGGCCGCTGCGTACTGTTCAGGATCGATTCGGAACTCTTCGTTCGGCTCGGTCGAGATGTTGGCGCAAGGGAAGTATTGCTGCTTGCGCCCGATCGCGAGCAGCAGCCCGCAGCACTCTTTCGGGTACTCGGCCGCCGCGTGCGCCTGGATCGCATTCAAGATGTGCTTTCGCATGTCAGCTCCGTGCAATCAGGGAAACAGCCGGGAAGCCACCGAACGGCAGCGGGTTACCCTCTCCGAAGCGCGGGATGCAACCTTTGCCCAGCGTGGCGTCACATTCATCCAGCTCCGGGTTGTCGGTGACGATGCCGTCCTTGGTCACGTATGGCCCGGTGTATCCGCAGTTCGGCCCACGGTAACCACCAGTGAGGCACCAGTGGCAAAGGGTCGTGGCCTGCCGGCCGATCGATTCGTTGCCCACGTCGCCCGGGCTGGCCAACTCCCAACTGACATTCTCCCCGTCCTCGTTCGTTTTCTGGTCGATGTACCAGACCTCGATCGTCTCTTGGGTTGGATCTGCCGTCGGATTGCCGGCTGGGAAGTTGGCGGCATCGAGGTAGCTGCCGAGCGTGTGGCGCATCGTCAGCTTGAACTCGAGCAGATCTTCGAACGCCAGACAGAGCGCCGTGATGCGCCCGTTGACGTTACCAACAGAAAGCGTGGGCCGAACCGCCGTGCCATCCCCGTTCGCCTCTATGCCGTCGATCTGCATCGGCCAGGCGCTGTACTCATTGCCCTGCCAGTAAATCGCCTTCGCCGGCAGTTGGTCTGCATTGTCGCCGGCAGCGATAAGCTCGGCCGACGTGTGCGGAATCGCGTGCCCGTGGAAGCGCAGAACGTCCGCGCCGTAGTCCGTGCCGTCCAATTCAAAGAGCAGCACTTCGCTGCCAGGCTCAAGCACCTGGATATCACTGATCAGCGGCATGGTTACCCCTTATGGTTGGAATGCCCGTTCGAACGTGGCGGTGAGTTTGAAGACCTCTCCGCCCATCGGTGTGGGAGCGGGATTTTTGCAGGTGAACAGTCCGAGTTCGCCGAGCGGCGTTGTCCAGAGAAACGCCTTTGCCCCGGCGTGCCTATCGAGGAACGCCATGATCTGCTGCACCTTGACCTTGTGGCCGACGCAGGTGATCGGGTAGGAGTCCTCCTTGTTGTTTGGTCCGTCGCCGACATTTTGGGCGTAGCCATTGCCGAACTTGGAGGAGCGCACCCGAAAGTTGATATCGGGTGTTTCCCCGCGCCCGGTTGGCCATGTGAATTTCTCGATGGCCATCAGGCCCTCCCATTTGCCTTTCGGAAGCTGGTACCGCCCGGGTACCAAGAGTCGGCGACGGCTTTTTCGGCCACCGCCCGCATTTGCGACTGAAGGTTTTTCGACAGGGCCTGCTGGTCGATCTGCATCCCTTCGGAGCTGCGATCCTGCGTCATCACTGTCACCGGCGCGTTGATGCTGATCGAAGTTCCGGAGCCGCCACCGGCAGCGATAACCCCCAGCTTTCCGCTGGAGGTCCGGGTCAGTGGCATGATCGCCTCCGGCCCCGCCTCACCCATGACGCCCGCCCGGCCTCCAGCCATCCCGAAAGCGGTTGGCGAACTGACGATCTTGTTGGTGAAGGCGCCGCCGTTGGCGAACATTTGCACACCCGACGACCAGGCACCGCCGAGCGCCTGCGGGAAGTAGGTGCTGGAGTAACCTGCCGAGGACGCGCCGAGGTTCGAAGACGTTGCACCTGCAGATCCAGCCGCCAGCCCATTTCCGCCACCACCGCCAGTGAAGTAACTGGTGGCAGCACCGACGAGGCTGCTCAGCAACGCAGAACTGGCCTGACGGGTCGCGATCCGCGCCATATCCGCCAGAATCGACTTGGTGAAGTCAGCAAACGACAGCTTCCCGGTCATGGCAAAGTTGACGACCGCGTCTTCCATCGAACTGAAGGCGTTGCCGAACAGGGTCTTCGTCTGGCCAGCAATATTGCTCGCCGAATCCAGGTAGTTGGCCCAGGCCGACGTTGCGCCTTTGGTCCAGTCACCCTGCGCCGCCTCCACGTCCGCGTAGTTCTGGCGGATTTGGTCGGTGGCAGCTTTGTTCGCATCGGCGAGGGCCTGCGACTTCCGAGCGAACTCCTCCTCCGACATGTTCCGCGACGGGTCAGATTTCTGATTTGCCAGTTCCAGCGACTGCTGAGCGAACCGATCCTGCTGGCTGTTCAGCTCACCGTTGAGCGCGTTCTGGCGATCGCCCTGCCCGACGCCTAGAACGGCTCGCTGCCCTGCCAACTCCAGCGCTCGCTGCTGTTGAGCCACCGCCTGAGCGTAGGTAGTGATCGCACGCTCTTGTCGGGCGAGACGGCCGGTCTCGTTCGTGGCCAGAACCTCAAGCTGGCTGTCCGCGTCCTTCTGCGCTTTGACCATGCCGGCGCGCGCATCGGCGATCTTCTGGTCAAGCTGGATGCTTTGGGCGGCAGAGGTGGTCTTTTTCGTCTTCGCGGCTTCTAGCGCGGATATCTCAGCCTCGTAGGCTGCGGTCACTTCGTCGCGCTCGTTGCCGATCAGCGCTTCGCGTTTCAGGGCATAGTCGGCTTGAGAAACGAGTCCGGCCTTCTGTGCGGCGTCCAGTTCCTTCTGGGCGTTTTTGTACTCTTCGCTGATGGCTGCGAGGTTGTTCTTAGCGTTGTTGAAACTGGTCAGATCAACCTGCGACCCGGCCGCTTTCGAATCCTTGAACTGGTCGTTGATGTTCGCAATGTTCTTGTCGATCGCGGCCTGATTCAGGCGCGAGTCGTTGGGGGCGACCTTGCGAATGTCTTCGAGTTGGCGCTTGTATTCCTTGATCGCTTCGGTGCGCTTCTGCTCATTGGTCCAGGCAGACTTGGTCAGCGCGTCGATTTTTATCATCGCTTGCTGAGATTCAATCTCCGCCTTCGAACGATCACCCGCAGCCTTTGCGTTCGCCTCGACTATCGATTTCTGTCTCTTGAGTGCATCAATTTGCTGCTCAATGAACTTTGTTGAATTACTTCCACTCCCGAGATCATCAGGGAATAACTTCACTAAGAGGCTCGACTTACGCTCATCGAGGATCTGCTGATAATTAGCGATCTGTTCGTCAAAGGATTGAGTACGACCAACATCAAGTGTGGCATCAAGAGCTTCGTTAGCAGCTGATTTGACAGCTTTCCAGCCCTTCTCAATCAAACCAAGATTCTGAGTTATCTCGCCAGCGCGCGAGCTAACTGCATCCGCGTACTGCTCAGTCGCTAGTTTCACGGCGCCGACGTGATCGCCTTGCTCTTCGAGCGCCGCGATCTGCGAGTAAACCGACGCGGTCAGGTAGTGGTATTGCTCATTCAGCGCGGCAGACGCCTTGACCGGGTCGTCGGCGAGCTTGGCGAACTCCGCCACTGTCTCGCTTACGGCCTTGCCAGTTGCCTCCTGCATCGACACGGCAGCTTGGGTGATTCCGGTGAAGCTCTCGCCAGCAATCTTCCCGTTACCCGCCAGCAGCGCCAGAACCTCAGCAGCTTGTCCGGTCGTGCCAACGGTTGCGCCGACTTGGCGGGCCATGTCGCCCAATTGCCCGGCGCTCACGCCGGCGTAATTGCCGGTCAGGATCAGTGATTTGTTGTAGCGATCCTGCTCCTCGCTGCCCTTGTAGAAAGCGTATGCCAGCCCACCCACTGCGGCGGTGGCCAGCGCAAGAGGGCCAAGAATGGCGAGCAGTCCCGCCGCACCCTCACCCGCACCAGCGCCAAGTTGTGCGACTGCGCGAACGCCGCTACCCCAGTCGCCTGACGACAGCGCATTTCCCAGCTGAACGACGTTTTCCTGTGCTTGGCGGGTGCCGAGGCGCAGCTTGTCGAAGCCGGTGGTAGTTTTGTTTAGCTTGTCGTAGTCCTTATCGATCTTGCTCAGGGCGGTGTTGTACTCGTCCTGGCTGATGCGGCCGGCATCCAGATGTTTGCCCAGTTGTTCGACCTGAGTATCCAGCTTCGCCAGCGCGGCGCGGGCCGGGTCAATGGCGCCCAACAGGCTGTTCAGTGCCTTCTGCTCATCCATGGTCGACTTGGCCAGCGCTACCTGCTGCTTGTCGAGCTGCGCCGAGATCTTCGCGGCCTCAGCCTCGCCATAGGCGCCTGTTTTGGTCAGCTTCGCCAGCGCATCACGTTGTTTGGCAAGGTCCTGCGTGGTCTTGGCGCTGGTGGAAAGCGACTTCTCCAGCGCCTGCATTTCATTCATCAGCGAAACGGCGGACTGCTCGGCGCGGCCGCCGGCCTTCGCCATCTCATCCAGGCTCGTTTTGGCCTCGATCGCATCGGCCGAGTCGATCTTGACGCCGAGTTCTGCAATGTTCATCGACTCACCTTGAATAAGTGCCCGTGATTACGGGCTGTTTTCCCTTTCCTCCGCCATGACGCGCAGGGCTTCGCCTTCCAGCACCTGCAGGTCAGGAAAGATTTCAGCGAGTTTCTTTTTCTTGATTGCGAGGAAACCGGCGACGTCGCGAATGCAGTTGTAATCGAGACCGATCGGGCCACCGGTGCCGACCCGCCACTGCGTGGACATTCGGTTGAACAGGAGGAAGGCCGGCCAGTTGCATGGCCAGACCTCTACATCGTCACCCGACAAATCGGCAGCCGTCAGCCCGAGGATTGCCAACTGCTCAGCAGATGGCCCGCTTTCGTACAACGCTGCGGCTGCTGCCCTCAGTTTCCCAGCCGGGCCTGATTGAACGCACTCTGATAGGCATTCACTACCGCTTCGGCGGTTCCCTGACACGACTTCACAAGGGCAAGGATGCTCTTGTCGTCGAACTTGTCATCGAAGCCCCAGCCCGCCACCAGGTCCTTGACCTGCTGCACCTGATATTCGGTTTCGGCAGCAACGACATCTGACAATGTGGTGCCGTCCCCGAACGCCTCACGCATTTCCTTCGCCTTGAGGTTCCATTCGTCGAACAGCGCGGCGAGCGCCGGGCGATCGCGATACTTGAAGGTGAACTCGATTGCCTCGGGCTCACACCCAACGATTGGAATGTGCACGATGGCTTTGAACGTAGGGTTCTGAGCGATCCTGATCTTTGCCATGAGAAGTCCTCATGCGCCGGCCAGGTAACGGAGCGAACGAGCAGAAAGCCCGATGCTGATGGTGCGCGTCATGACGTTGTTGCGCTCCATCGTTGGATCGGGAGTGATGCTCACATAACCCGGATAGAGGATCTGATCGCCATTGCGCAACTTCATGCGCACGACGGCCAGCTCTTTGGTGTCATCGAAGCCTTCGACAGTCTCGACGTATTGAGCGGTCGGCTGATCCTCCACCACGATGGTGATCGTGGTCGGGTTGCGGTTGGTTGGAAATTGCTTGTCGTCGTCATCTTCCAGGTAGCCGACAGTTTGGTATTGCTGTTCGCCGCCGGAGGAAGTGAAAGAAGTGACTTTCGAGATTTGCGTCCATCCGGACACAGGAATCACTGAGCCAGAACCAGCACCGGCAGTGAATTTGTCGGTGTTGGTGGTATTGAGACCAGCCAAGGCAAAAGCATCGGCGGTGACGCCGGACGCCTTTACTGCGCGGTCATTGATCAGCGCCCAGCCGGAGTTGATCAGCAAAACGTCGCCGTTTTCAATGTCGTGCCCTACTGAGGCAGCGACCGGCGGTTTCGCATTGGTCAATGCAGTGAAAGCGACGGCGGATCCCATAACGCTGGCGATCTCCAGCACAGCGCCGTTCGGCAGCGGGAAGCGTGCGGCCATGGTGTGTTTCCTCTTGAATGCCCGCCTGACGGCGGTAGGTTATGCCCCAGCGGGCGGTAGGTCTGCGACACCTGCGTAGGTGAAGCTGGCCGGGACCGTGTAGGTCGCCGACTCTGTGATTGTTGGCCCTTGATCTACTGGTTCCGTGATGAGGCCATCGAACCCGTTGCGGGCCAGTGGCGTGTCTACGCGAAAGAGTCGGGTCAGCTCTTCAACAAGCGTCTCTGCGGTGGCCATGGCCTGGGCAGATGGACAAACGATGCTGATCTGATAAACACCGGCGTATTCGTAGGCGTCCCCGCCGAGATAACGGCAGGCGGTGCTGGCTGGAAGCTGAAAGGCCCGCAGATAGGTTTCAGATGGATTTGGAGTAAATGGCTGATTCGAGTAGGCCACTCGTATTGGGCGCGCAGCCGACCATGCGGCCAGCTTCGTTTCGATGGCCTGACGGGCGCGTGCGTGACTCATACCTGATTGTTCCTGATGGCCTCCTGCACGATCTGCTGGAAGCGAGCCACGGTTACCCGAACCATGCCGCCGGGGGCCTGAGTGGAATGGCCGAACTCCAGAGGAATCGCATAGGGCAAGTTGTTGATGATGTAAGCCATCTGGCCGGCAGTGAAATCGCTCATCGCGGCAACCAGCGCGGCGGTAGTCTCGGCGCCGCTCGGGTCAACCTCGTCGAAGGTGACGCTTTCGACCACACCGAGCGAGATGTGCCAGTTCGCGCGGAACCGGCCGCCGACGTAGCCTTCGGGCGCCTTGATGTCCATACCGTCGTTGAGCTTGCGGCCTTTCTTGAGCCTGCCGCCCTTGGTGAGGTTGGCTGGATCGCTGCGCAGCGCGCTGTTGTGATCGTCGACGGCCTTGTTGTACTGGGTTGCTACAGAGTTCTGCGCCCAGATATCCGGGTTACCCACTGGAGACATGCGGATCAGGCTGCTGCCGACCTCGATGATGATCTCGCGCACACTCGCGTCGATGGCTTCGCTGGTCTGGGCCGCAAACTCGGCGAGACTCAGCGCGAAGCTGCCGGATTGGCCGGCGCCCACCCGGCTCATGACCTCACCTGCAATTCGTAGAGAATCGGCGTGCCGGCCGGGTTGGTTTCTTTCAAGGGAGGGACGATTGACCAGGTACGACCTTGAACAACGACCTTGCTCAGTAACTCAGGCACCCACTCCAGTCCCTGCGCGGCGATCTTGAGCTTCTTGTCGCCCTGCTTGATGAGGCTGTTGTTCTGGAATTCCTGCCCGGTGAAGTCGAGCAGGATCCCTTGAGCAATTTGCTCGATGGTGATGCCCGGTGACTCGCCTCCGGTCTCCGGGTCGTATTCTCCCGGCTGTGTCTTGCTAATGGTTACGGGCTGGCCGAACTCTGTGATCATCTCCAGAGCCATCACGGCCATTTCGTCGTAGAAGGCCATGTCGGCTCCAGATGCAGAAACCTTATTGGTTTGTCTTTAAGTTTGAGATGGAAGACCTGCGAATATCTTCCTGCGCTCTTCAAGCAACATCGTCGCGTACTCGGCAGCCAGCGCAACCATTTCATGCCTCGCAGCGCCCGGCATGACAACCGCTCCCAAGGCTGCACTCGCGTACATATCCCAAGCGTCTTTCTCATCCTGTTGTTTTTGCTTTGCGTAAATCTGATGTTCGCCAGTCATCATCAGGCTCCTTGTCGTTGGAGCAACAATCCTAGCCTCACTACGCTCTGACGGCAAAAAGCCCCCGCCGGTGTAAGTAGTCAGCAAACTGCGTGGCACTGGGTCGGTGAGGCGCCGCTGGCAACAGTCGGCCGCTGGTGTTTGGGATCGTCGCGTATTCGCGATCAACTGCGCCTTCAACTCGCTCCCGAGTAATTGCGCCTTTGCGCTTCTCGATCGGATCAACGTCGTCGGTGTGGATCTCGGCAGCCAGCGCCATCTGGCCGTACTGAATTCTCGCCGGCAGGTAGTTGTCAGGCTTGATCTCGTAGTCCAACTCAACGCCTCGGCGCGGCCAGGACAGCGCTTGCTCGCTGTTGGACTTTCGCCCTTTCCACCTCATGCCGTCCATTGCCAGCGCGGCACGACGCAGAAGCGCTTCCTGTGCTGGCACCTCCGCCGGGATGGTCATGCCGAACTTCACCGCGTACATGGCCAGATCCTCGGCGGATGCGTAGCTTTCGGCGTCAGGCTTGCCGGTACCGTCCTCAATGATGAGAGTCATGAATCAGCTCGCTGTGGGGTTCTGGATCGGATGCCCAGTTACTGGGCACCCGGATTGTTACGCCTGCTGCAGGTCAGCAACTGCCTTTTCCAGCGATTCTACCGAAGCATTTGCCCGATACGTCACGTTGGCGGCGTCGAGTTGCGCTTTGAGGTTCGCGATCTTCTCGGCATTGTCGACCGGCTCCGCTGCCGCCTTGAGGCGTTCGACTTCTGCGCGGAGAGATTCAACTTCGACCGCCAAGTTGTCACGTTCACCCGTAAGGGTTTCGAAACCCTCATGAATGGCTTTCAACGCACCGAACAAGCGGATCGGCAGTTCGCCGGCGCCAGGGTGTTCCAGTTTGGTCAGACCTTCGGCAGCCTCGATCAGCAACACGATACCGTCACGCTCAGCACGGAGCATGTCGTTGTCCTGGCTGGCGATGGTGTCGGCACGATCCGAATTAACTGACTCGCGGTTCAAAGGCTTCAACACCGAGACGTCGACGCCTTGCGCCTCATAAGCGTCGACCACCTTCGGCCAGTCACCAATCACAACTGCATGAGTTACACCCGCCTCAGGCTGATCAAAGTGCGCGGGATTGCGGTACCGCTTCTCCGGATCGAAGTCCGAATTCTGAGTGGAATAAACCAGTTCCATAAATATCTCCGTAGCGGCCATCGCTGGCCACTGTCTGGGCCGGTATCAGCCGCCGGCTGGTGGCGTGGTAGTCAGGTTGATCAGCACACCAGCAGTCACCTTGTTGCTGTTGGAATGCTTGACCCAGTTCGCAGCCGAACCCACGGCGGCAAGCGTTGGGTTCACACCACCAGCAGCTTCCTTCCAGCTGTAGCCGAGAACGTCGATGTTGACGGTGCCTTCAGCGCGGTAACCGATACCCAGGTTCTCTTCGTCATTCACCGCGTACGATCGGAAGCCGGGAGCCTGCGACTCGGTGATCACCACAGCGTTCGGTAGCAGGCCGAAGATCACATCAGCCGGCGCGGTGTCGGTGACCAGCACCGGCTTGCCGAGAGTGCCTGGCAAGCCGCCGTAGATGACGACGCCCGCCTCTTCGTAGACCTTGTTCGCGATCGCCTCGTCGACAATGTCGAAGTAAGCACTGGAGTGCATGACCCACAGCGCGATGCGGCCGAACTTGTCACCGAACTTGCGCATGCCGCGGGTCAGGGTCTTTTTGCCGTCGGTTTCGATGTTGGCCGAAACCACCATGTCAGTGTTGGAGCTGATCGAAGCACGCAGCGCAGCAGTGGCGTACTGAATGAAGCCTTCCAGAGTGGCGTCGGCAACATCGGCGCCGATAATCTGAGAGAACTCATCGACTGGGCGACCGCGGCGCTTGAAGGCTTCCTCGGTGGTCTGGTACGGGCCGTACTTCCATGGCGCCTTGACGCCAACGGCCTCGCCGGCGCCGATCTTCTTCGCGGTCACTTTGCCGGTGGAGTTGACGTCGCGGTGCTCCAGCGAGCCGCCGATCTTGTAGAACGAGCGCTTGCGGAAGTCGCCTTCGATCAGCTCGTTGTCGAGCACGATCGCGCCGTTGGACGATGCGTTGAACACATCGAGGTTGTCCTGAACACGCTCCAGGTATGCAGTTTGCGCCTCATCGTTGTAGATGATCAGGTCGCTGTTAACAGTCGTTGCCATGGGTGAATCCCCTTACTTGGGCAATTGCAGGTATGCGGTTTGGCCGTGCTTGCGCTGGTAATCGCGCTTTTGCTCGGCAGTCATTTCGGAGCGCTTGAATGCAGCCTGGCCGCCACCCCCGCCCGGGGCCTGTGTTCCTGAAGCCCTTGGCCACAGATGAGGTGCGCTTTCGCGCAGAGATTCCGCCCATTCGAGCGGAGTCAGAGGGGTCTTGCCGTCTTTGCCGAGGATGACCTGGCCGGATTCATCAACGGCGACCGCTTCACCCTCTTCGTTCAGCGAGAACACGCCTTTAGCGCGCAGAATGATGTCGTCGGTTGCTTCAGGCAGTGCGCCGGCTTTAAGCGCTGCACCGCGAACCGAATCGCCCAGGACTTTGCCCTGGAACTTCGCGGCGAATGCTTCGGCCTTCTCGGCGCGCGCTGTGACGGTCTTCAACTGCTTGTCGTAGTCACCACGCAGGCGCTCGGTGCGGCGGTTGAAGACCTCGTCGACCTTACCCTCAGTCAGCAGCTTGGTTTCTTCGTCTTGGCCGGCACGACTGAGCAAGCCTTTTACGGCGTCAATGTCGATGCCTTCAAACTGGGTTTCGAACTGGGTCAGCTTGCCGGAGGTTTCCTTCAGCTTGCCCAGCAGTTCCGAGTTCTTGGCCTTCAAACCGGAAACGGATGCTTCAACGGCCGTCGCGATAGCGCCCTTGATTGCCGGGTTTTCCAGGTCGATTTCGTTTTCTTCTGCCATGTTGATGCACCCCTTGGTTTTGTTTGCCCGCTTTACAGGCATAAAAAAACCCGCCGAAGCGGGTTTCTAAAAATAATGTGTAAGGTATTACTAGAGCCCGAGGTCATCCTCCAACTGCCAAATCTTCACTTCGTCCGGGCCATACGGATAACGCGGCTCAGCTACTTCTATGCTTTTCAGCTCCTTGCCTTTGCTAAACATCCAAGTGTTGTGAATGAACGCCGTCAACATCGCGTTGTATATGTTCTTTTCAAGCCGACCTTCGCGTACTGCCCTATCGGTCAAAACCTTAAGCTCTTCGTGTTTAGCCTTGCATAGAGCTGAATCATTCGGATTGGCCATGACGCACCTAAAGATCGCAGCCAATTCTGCTCTTTCGAAAATATTCAGATTTTCAACCATGTTAGGCGCTCCGGACTGATGAGCCGGGCAATCTACAGCTTGGCTTTTTCAAAAGCCAGCGGCTCAAGCGCTCGCATTTGTGCGAGGGTCAGAGGTGAAAAATTGCGATCAAGTTGCAGCTCGCCGAACCGCTCAACGGTCAATCCACCCTCCCGGAACAGCTTGGCCCGAACAGGGCCGATCGCGACGTCCTGAAACGATGCCGGCTGCTGCTCAAGCCAGTGGTAATAGTCGAGGCTCGCACTGACCTGCCCTGCTCCATCTGCGCCCACCGAAGCCCGGGTAGCGCCTTTGGCGAACATCTCGCTGAGCTTGGTCAGCAATACAAACGTGGTGCGGCAATTTGGGTGAAACGGCGGCCGCGGTCCGGAATCGACCGGAAACCTTCGTTTGTCCATCGACCGGCATTGTTGGCTGGTTTTACTGTCCAGCGTGGCGACCATCTCCACTTCGGACACGACGTCCGTATTGGCCTTGGCCACCTCCATGCGCGCTTGAGACGACACATGCTGAATCGCAGTGTGCACGACCGTGCTGGCATTGCGGTTGGTGGTGGCGAGAATGCCATCCTTGTAGCCGGCCGACTTTGTTCCGCGAATGTTGCGGATGATCTGGAAGTTCGTTTGTCCTTCGAAGAAGCCCTGCCGGATGGTGCCGGTGACGCGCTCGCGCTCGGCACTGGTCCAGCCCTTGATGAACGACTTCAGCAGCTTGCCGCCGCCGGTACCACGCACACTGAGGGGATTGGTCAGCACCGCAGTGCGGATAGCTGCTGCCGTCGGCGCGACCACATCCAACGAGACTCCAACCGGCGCCGACCGGGCCAGGCTCGACGCTTCAAACTCAGCCTCGTAATTCGCGATGTCGATCAGGTCGAGGTTCAATTGTGCGCTGTAGCGGTCGAAGATACCCAACAGCAGACTGTCGACCTCTTTCAGCAGCGCTTCCAGCCGCTTGACGTTGTACTCGGTCAGATCCGATTGAGTGAGCCTGTCGCGAATAGAGCGGTCGATCTCCTTCAGGAAGGGGGCGAACTTGCCGACCTCCCCTGCCTTCAGCTTTTCGAGGAAGACCGCGTGCCGAATCGTGGCGTCAAGGATTGCTTGGTTTGCCGCCATCTACTTTGTCCTCGTCATCCAGACCCAAGCCGTCGCCCTGCTCTGCCAGCTCACCGTCGATTTGCTGGTCTGTGCGCTCGGGCGCGATCAGGCCCAACTTACGCAGATAGGCTCGAAGATCTGCTTTGGCGAAACCGCCGTTCTGCCA